GCCTGTAGATCTTTGAGAGGGAGGGGCTGTCAATTGAATGACAACCAGCTTGCAAAAAGCTTCTCGGGGGTGCCCTCGGGGGGATTCTGGCTCGCCGCTATATACGTATACCCCTTCAGATATTTATACCAAATTTGAAAAGAGGGGCACCAATAGACTCACAAGTGGGTTGCCTGTGGGGTTCTAGTGGAAGCGAGCCTATTAGTGCCCTCTCTGGTTCTCTATCAGTCTTTCTTGGAAGGCACCAAGTTAATCCCAGCGTTTAGCTTAGGGGGCATTGGGCGCACTTCCAGATCTACTGCGATGTCTTTTGGAGGATCTGTGAGGGGCACAGGAAAAGCGCCACCGAGATCCATAGTTGAGCAAGAGGACACAAGAAGTGCTCCTGCTAGCATTGTTAGTTTTTGTTTCATAACAATAATAACGTGTATGAAAAGTTAGAACAAATCGACACAAATAAATAACATGTCGATGAAAACAAAAAGGACTCCCTAAGTTTTCACTACAGGGAAAAACAAAGAAAACCTGCAATGAAGGGACCTAGGGAGTCCGTTGTGTATGAGTGCTATTTAGCAGCAAAGAGTCACGGGTCAACTCCCATTAATACTTCTTTTTGCCTGTCTTCTTTTTGGCAGCCTTTTTCTTCTTAGGGAACCCTTTTTTCATATCCGAGTAGCTCTTATCGCTGACTGTGGATTTCTTTTTGGTTCTGCTAATGCCTAGCTTGCGGCGCTTGTTGATGTTCTCGTAAAGGCTCATATGTATTTAAGGTAGGGTATTTGTTCCTTTTGTTTGTTTCCTACTATAGGAACACCCATAGATACTAGGTTTGTGAATACTATGGGTCCACCTATAGGGTATAAATAATAATACAAACTAAAACAAACCTCCCCCTTTGTTCTCTTTTCTTTTTGTTTTTATTAGTAAAGGTTTGTTCTCTATTACCTATCGTTTGTGATTGAGGTTTTTTCCTCTCGTTAACTTATAGTGTACTTATAGGGGGCCTTATCGACGGCACCGTATATGGCAATAGGCAAATGTGATTTTATTTTTACTCTTTTTGTTTAAGGTAAGAAAGGTGTTCTCTCTTGAAGGTAGGAACAACTAGGTTCTCTACAGCTCTGACTAGAGCTTCCTCTAGGTTTTCGTTGTCAATTAGGTAACCTAGACCACTGAGGGCAAAACAAGCATGAACTACTTCATGGAGAATAGTGTCTAAAGTGTCTTCTTCACTGAGGTTCTTTCTTATGTGGATTGTTCTTTTTTCAAAGTGTAGGACCCCAAAGTCATCCATCTGTTTGTATTCAATGGAGAACTTATGACCCCCAATCATCACCTCAGTGGGTCTATATTTGGGTTGTTTTACCATAATGAGTCGTATTTAGATTCTGAGAGGGTTTAGGTGTGTTCTGGTGTGTTGACCCTCAGAGCCAGCTAGGACCGCTCACAGAGGATCCTCGGGACTTATAGAAGCTATCTTGGAACCTTTGTAGTTCTTCTCTGAGTAGATCTTCTTTTCTGTCCTCCATCTTTTGGGAGGCATCTTGTGCCATTTGTTCTGTCCAATAGGCAATGGCTATACTGAGGGCATCCAGTCTGTCATCGTGTGTGATGGCTCCTCGGTCTCTTGTGAGTCTACTTAGTTGGTAGATTAGCTGGTATTTGAGGGAGGATTCGTTTGGATAGTCTTGAGCTGTCCTGAAGTCGTTCTTGATGACCTCTGGGTCTATGATGAGCTTGTGTCCTGCCATCACGGGTTCCAGGGTATCTATGATTCTGCGTTCCTTCTGGGTGCTGTGACGGACTTCTTCGATGGTGCAAGGGTGAACCTTTGTGAGTATGGGCTTTATTAGCTCTACAAACATACCATCACCAAAGTTACTCTCCACAATGATTGTATTTACATTGTGTTCTTTTGCCAACACACAGAGATACTTAAGGGTTTCTTCACTGTAGCCCCCTTGTAGTCCCCCAGCGGCAGGAACGTAGAGGAACCCGTTGAGCATCTTACATACTGCAAAGCCTGTTTCGTCTTTTCCTCGTCCTGCTGGGTCAATACTGAGGACACTACCGGTGTATGGGATGTGATCTCCTAGGACTTTAAAGGGCCTGTGAAAGCGATCACCAGTCATCCCTACGTTGGGAACCGCTGAGTCCCACTCAAGGGACGGATCGTTTGCCCACACAACCTTTTCGGGTGCCAGTTCGTCATCAATGCTCATCACAAGGAGGTCATTGATCTTCAACGGGTATTTCTCTACGTCTGACAGCTTGGAATCCAGCATGAACTGGAGGGCGAACCCAGCAGACCCGTAGGATACCTTTCGGTCAGCCAGGTCTATGTCAGAGAAACGTAGAGGTTCTGTGGTTTTGTTTTCTTTTTCGGTGCTTACACAGAGCTGACTGATGTTGTCGTTGTAGGTTAGGTTGTTTTTGCTCTGTGTGACGTATTGAGCGGGCCAGATTTTTGTATCGTAGCCTCGTTCTTGTAGTGACCTGTAAACTGTGTCCTCGCACTGTGGGGTTCCAAGGAAGAGTATCTTGGATTTCTCATCTGGTTTGATGATAGCGTCGAACTCCTTGACTTGTTCGCCAAGCTTGTCGCGCATCATTTGTGTTGCTGAGTTATTTGGGACCTCTACGTCATCAGCAACGATTATGTCTGCTCGGGAGCCTGTTAGTTGAGACGTAATGCCGAGGGACTTGACGGAGGGGGCATGACTTGCTGGAGCTGGTCCAACGTCAAAGGAGATTTTAGAGAATCGTTGTTTGTCTCCGGGGATAAGGTGTTGGAGAAATGGTGCTTCGTGGATGAGTCTAAGTGTGAATGTGCTGAAATCATCTGCTCGAGTTTTAGAAGCACTGACAACAAGAATGTTCTTGCTGGGATCGAGGAGCAATTGGTGAACGACGAAAGCACTGCAAATCCAAGACTTACCAACTCCTCGAAATCCTTGGATGACAGCTCGTTTTGGTCCGTGCTGCATGTAGTCCGCGATTTCATATTGGATAGGTGTTGGTTGAGGTAGGTTTAGTTGTTTCCAGACTAGGAATAGAAAGTTTCGGAAGTCCTTGATTTCGTCAGGTAGGTCCAAAGGTCTATGGGGTTTGGTTATTCGCCCACCACTTTATCTACTCCATCTTCGTTAAATGGAAGAATCTTACACAACTCTTCTAGGGGACTCTCAGCAGAAGCTATAGCACTGATGCCGTTGTCCTTGAGGATCTGACGGGCTGCACTGAGGTCTGCTGGTGCTGCGTCTCCGCTTTGGATTCTTGCGATGAATTCATCAATGAGTATATCCTGGAGTTGCTGTAGTTTTTCTTGTGTTGGTTTGCTCATTCTTTTCTTAATTCTTTAAATATCTTTACGCCTAAATAGAACAAAGTTGTAGCGCCCACAGCAATAGCCACCATGTTGTTGATGTCGCTAAGGGTGATTGTTCCTAGTAGTCCTGTGATGCCTACTGCTGACGGGAGGTGCTCAGAGTTCATTGGGTTTTATTATGCGTAAGCTCGGAAGACTAAGCCCCACTTAGTAGTGTTAATAGTGGCCAATGTCCCACTAGCTGATGACTTATCGAGAACATAAATATCATCTTCTCTTCTAAACTCTACCTTAGCAGATGTAGCCCACACAGCTAGGTTGTTACCGCTTGACGGGTTAAGGAACAACTGAACCTCATCGTTTACGGAATACCCAAGTTCTGAGCTAGTGCATTTAAGAACTACGAAAAACAATTTAGGAGAAACAGATAAGCCATGAGCTAATCCTGTGTCTGTGTCCTTGGCAGGAATTGATTGTATTGAGCTTTCAAAGCTGTTTGAGAAAGCACCTGCTGCTCCTGCTGCTCCATCAGAAATAACAAAAGATTTATCTGTGCTATCTCCAGTGTCATCTAGCTTTATTGTAACCGTAGTATCTAAGCCAACTTTACTTGTAGTAATTTGGTCAATACTAACCCCAGTAGCCCCCGCAGGTCCTTGTAGTCCTGAAGCAGTTGAAGATGCGTTCTCTAGCACCTCTTGTGCTGCATAGACAGCGTGCCTGTAGGACGTATCTAGGTCGCTCTCGGTAATCCTTGAGCCGCTTTGGAAGTCTACTAGTTCAGCAGTTCCCGTAGACCGATAGATTCTAATCTTGTTAATGCCGTCACTACCGGTGCTAGGTGCAGAGCTAGTTGTAGCCGTGGTTCCATTTACTGTTACCGTAAGGGCTCCTGTGGTGTAAGTGGTCCCGTTGTTAGTTGATGTAGCAACTTTGAGGTGTCCTTGGCTTATGAATTTAACATTAAAGCCTGTGAAGCTGGTGCCAGTAAGACCAGATGTGTATTCTTGATAGCTGTTAGCCATTGTATTGTTCTCTAGGGGTTAAAAGGGGGGATGGGATTATCTGCTCTTTGCTTTGTTTTTTGCTTTAAGAAACTCTATGTAACCAAAAATGTTGTAACCGTCTGCATCAGTAAAGTTGTTGATTACAGGATATTCTTTTTCTAACAAACGATTCTCAGTTTCTTTTTTGTAGTCGTTAATAACTTTACGAATCTCAACCATTCCCTCGTTTGTTGTTCTTGTTTCATCCTCGGGATTAATTGTGTATTGACCGTTGTTAAATTTTCTTTGCCATTCTTTGGTTTGAATAAGTTCTTCTAAATATTCCCTTTGTTTCTTTCCGTTGTAAGGTGCTTTGTTAAGTTTTAAGTTTACCCTTATGTTATCAAAAGCGTTATCAAGAGTAAGCCCTTGATAAGAAAAGTCTTCTAGTTTTGCTCTGTTAATACTTGCAACACCTGAAACTCCTCTAATTACTGACTCGTCTTGTCCAAGTAGTGAATCATTCAACGCTATTTTATCTAGGGCAGTAAAAGGAGGAGCTTTCTTAGGCCAGCTTCTTATAAACAAGCCAGGTATTTCCAAAGCATCTTTAAGCATTGGCTCTCCTAGCCAGTTTCTTTTGTAGTTACCTGTATCAATAACACCTCCATAAGAAAGAATAGCGTCTTTGTCGCTTCCTTTTGAAATGTCTGGTGTTGGTTGATTAACACCGATTTGTCCTAGTTTCTTTACACCAGATGGTTTTATTGGTGATACAAAAGTGCTTAATTGTCTTCTTAAGTAGGTATTATTTTCCTGAGTAGCAGCTGCCATTATGTCTTTTGGTCCGCTAAAGGCTGGAAGCTCTAAAAGTGCTTGCACGTTAAAGTCACCAAAAGAACGAAGAACGCCAAGAGTTGTGTTGTCTATTCCTTTTCTTTCAAGAAGACCTTCTTCAATTAACCTACCTCTTTGATAAAAATCAGCGCCTAAAGCTATTGCAATTTTTGCAGCATCTAAATATCTAAAGTCCATTCCTCCTTTTCCAGTTGGTTGCACAAAATCACCTGCTTCAGCATATGTATTGTCTCCCATCCTATAAGATTGAAAGCCAAGTTCTCTTTTTTGTTCTTTAGTTAAATAAAATCCAGTTCCTGTAATAAGACCTTCTTTTGCAAGTTTACTCCCAAAATACATAAGACCCAGTGCAAGAGTTGCCTTTCCGATAAGTTCATTAGTTTCTTCTGTTCTTAAAGTATTAAATTTTTGTAACTCTTTTTTAGCAGATTTAAGATTTAAATTTATTTGTTCTATTTCAGCAGGACTACCTCTT